TTTTGTAGCTTGGATTTGCTCTAGTATTTCTCCAAACATCTCGTGCATACTCGCGTATTAATTGTCTTGCTATTTCAGGCGTTGCTCTGCTTCCTCGTTTAATGCTATGTTTTGCAGCCCAGTTAAATTTACCGCTATTTGCAGCATATTCTACTGTATAACCAACTGTTTTTGAAGAACTGATCTTTCCCATGAATTTACCACCAAAAGCGGTTCTCCACTTTGCTCTAATATTTTTAGGATTGTAAACGCCTCCATAAGCTTTAAAAGCCTCTTTTTCAATTATGGCTCGGGCTTCTTTATATTCTTTTAATCGAGCCTCTTTATTCTTTCCATAGTTTGCATCTCCTATTACTCCCTTTCTTTGAGCCTTTATTATTATTTTCATTAGCTCTTCTCGAACATACCCTTGTATCCAAGGTTTAACATAGGTTACTTGATGGACTCGAGTCTCTCCGAACTTTTTACGAAAATGTTCCATTCGCTCTTTGTCAGGAATTTGTGTTATTAACCAGTCAATGGTATTGTCTATGGCCATTATACTATATCTATAATTTTATAAAGGTCGAGTACTCGTTTGATGTGGTCTGGAAAGCCTATATCATTTCTGATTGAAGTACTACCTTCATTTCTTAGGGTGGTTCCAGCAATTGAACGCTGTGTTTTATATTCTTCTTTCAAATAGTACGTAATTAAGTCATATACTGCAAGTTTTAAATCAGCTGGTACAGCCGAATATCCTGCATTGTATGTAACAGTTACTGCTCCGAACCCTTGTGGGAAATAGTCGACTCCTCTATCGCCATCTATTCTTCTAATACGATCATGTTCTGTATCTACATAGTAATGTGTATTCTCAGTTAAGGTGGTATAGCTGTCAGCTATTGAGCTTCGTTCTTTTACGGAAGAAACAGCAGTGAGTGGAGATTCTGTGACAAAAACCTCCGATGTGAGTTTATCCTCTATATCAAACTTTTCTAGCTTAGTAGCAGAATAGTAATCGATTATCGAGTGTCCACAATATGTTTTAACCATTTGACTCACAGACGTAACCAAGGTATCGATCTTAGCATCGTCCTTGTTATGATCCATTTGTTTGTAAAGTTTATAGTCTCTTGTAGTAACTAGGTTTGCCATTTTGTGTCCTTTAAGTGAGGTGAAACTTGGAGGAGCCTTTACTCCCCCAAGTCACCCAGCATATTTCTTTATACCCGCGTAGCGCGGTGTAAATTAATTAAGAAGCTTTATACATTAGTCCCCACTTAGAAGTAGCACCATCAATTAGATCGATGAAGCCAAGTCTTTGTGAAGCCACTAGTACTCTTCTTTGGTTAGCCACTTCGTAATCTGACTCTACAGTCACACCACGTAGTCTTGGCATAACGAAGTTTCTAGGATATACTGCGATCGCGTGGAATTTGGCAGTAGCAGCCGCTGCGAACTCGTCACAAACGATTACTCTTGATCCAAATACTGTTCCGATTTCTCCAGAAAGCTTAGTAGCTTGGTCGCCAACTAAGTTTACATCTTGGAATTCAGCATCTTCTAGAAGTTGGTAGTATCCTGTTTGTGATACTACGTAAATTACGTCTTCTGGCTTTAAGCCATATTTACCCATGTTCTTTCTAGCAGCTAAAAGTTGTAGAGCTGTTAGAGAGTCAGAAGCAAATGCTGTTGAAGATTGTGTGTAGTCCGAATCGTTTCTTGCTAAGTGCAATAGACCTTCGAATGTTGCTCCACTTGTGCCGTATACGCCATCAGCGTCATCACCAGCAAGTATAGCATTTTCCACGCCTCTAGCGTGTGATCTGATCATAGACTCACGAATCAATGGAAGAATAGGCAAGATTGCATCTTCTTCTGTTTCGTTTCCTAAGTACGATTGAGAGATCAGTTTTTTGGTTGTAAGAGTTCTTTCACTCATTACTATACCAGCACCATTTGAAGGATCGTAAGCGTCACCTCTTGGGTCTAAGTTACCGTGAGGAGCTGATCCTGATGCTTGTGCATTTGAAGTAAATTCAGCATACCCAGCATCTGGTAGGATTGGTAAGATTTGAGTCGCAGAAGTCATAGCTATTTCCCTAAATAAAGGAGCTAGTACTAGTTCATTCTGTATGTCTCTTTCAATGTTTGTTGAAACAGTTTGCTCGAAATCTGCAGATGAAACATCAATACCTGAATGGGCATTAACTTTTTCCATTGTAGCTTGTGCAAACTTAGTATTAAGCCCTTTACCAGTAGCTTTACCAAGTAGCCATACATCTTCTAAATCCGAGGCATGAGCGTCTAAACCGCCACCTTTTTGCCTTTCACCAAAGATTCTTTTAGATTCTCTGATTTGTTGGATTTCTTCAGATTTTTCTTTGAGTTCAGCTTTTAAGCTCTCAACTACTTCTTCAACGTTAGAATATTGACTATCGATGCGTTTTTCTAAGTCAGAAACTAGAGTTTCTGCACCAGAGGTTCCTGCTTCGATAATAGCTGTTACTTCAGCTTTCTTTTCTTCGAGTTTTGCATCTTCGACTGCTTTTTCTTCGGCTGCCTTCTCTGCGATTTCTTGTTCCTCAGCTAAAGCTTTCGCTTTCTCTTCGGCTTGTTGCATCGCGATGGCTGCTGTAGTTTCTTTAGCAACGCTTTTTGCAAACTCTTCAAGATTAAAGTCTTTATTATCTGACATTTTATTTTCCTTGAAGACAGACATTTTGTCTGTATCTTGAGGCTGCTTAGCCTCGGTTGGTTTGACAAATTGCTTTTTCCACTCTTCATATTCTGATTGAGTGTCAAAAGACTTCGCCACAGAGAAGGTGGCTGCTTGATTAGCGGGTACTGATACCACGCTTACTTCAAACAACTCCGCATCTTTAATCAAGTACCCATCGCCGCTTTCCATATAATCTGCGTCTTTGACGCGGAAACCGACACTGAATGCTCTCAGAATACCCTCTTTCACTAAATTAGTTACATCACCAGCACTTTTTGACAGGTTTGCTGTAATCTTTAGTCCCTTTTCGTCAGTCTCTAATGAGGTGGCTCTGCCGATAGGTTTATTGTAGTCATGGTTAAAAAGTATTATTGGATTATTTGAAAAATTGTCCAAACCACCTTTCTCCCATGCTTCTTTATTAATAACATCTCCTGCACGATCTGTGTCGTTAGTGCTGGCATATCCTTTGATATTAACACTTCCATCTTCGTTGGGGTCAACGGATTTGAAAGTTGATGTTAAATTAAAAATCTTTTGCATAATTATTCCCCTTTGCTTGCCTTAGGCTTTGGTGTAGCCTTAACAGCTTTCTTTTTAGGAGCTGGCTTTGGCGCTGGTTCTGGTTCCTCTACAGGATTAGCCTTAGCCCATTGCTCAGGAAAGTTTGTTTTTATCATTGAAGCTACTCGCGACCAAGATCCAAAAGGTCTTTTAGCGATTACGAACCTCATAGGCACATCTTCTGCAGCCTTATATTCAGCTGCTGATAAGAACTTACCTTTCTCAGCGAAATAATCAGCTAGTTGCTTTAACATTTCTTTTTTATTCGCCATTATTTTCTTCCTCTTGTTCAGGTCTTCCACCTTCCGATGGATTCGCTGCTGAGCCTGCTATATTTGCAGGCACTCTTAAGTCGTCATGCCCTTCTAACGGCTTCATTCTCATTGCTTCTCTGACTTCGTTCGGAGTCATAATTCCAGTATTAACTAAAGTACTGTAATATGCTGCCGAATCTTTCAGTTCGGGCTGTAAAGCAGGAATATTGCTTACATCTTCTGAAAGATCGAATCCAAAGAAACGCTCAAATGCAAAGTTTATCTTTCTTACTATAGGTAGTACTGTTTCTAAGTAGTATAGCCTATGGTTAGGTCTAATATTTGCATTGTTCCCACTATCCAATAGCAATGGCGGTACGCCTATTGCTTGTAGTATAATCTTTTCGTTCGCCTCGATAGCTGCTTGGAAGTCTAGATCTTTAAAATTAACCTCCGTTAAGTTATCTATTTCTAAACCACCATCTAATATTAGAGGTCGTCTCCCTCCTGTGCTCGGGTTGTAACGGGCTCTCCAAGCAGCTAGCATACGTTCTTTTATCTTTTCACTAAGTGTATTTGGACTTTTCAGTACTAATCCTGGTACTGCTCCATTCTTAAAGAAGTTGTCCTGAAAATTTCTCATACTGGCTAAAAGTTGCATAGTTCTATATGCTGGCTTTAGTCTTGGAACTCCTCTATAAATGGAGTTGAATGAGTTTTCTTTTATATGTATTATTTCACTAGGTGAATAATCGATAATCCCGTCATACGTATACTTGCTTATATAAGTTTTTTCGTCTGTCTCTATGTATACATTTTCGGCAGGTAAGTGATACATGCCGTTGCCATCAAAATAAATAAATATGTTACCATCAATTAATAAATCAATTATCAGATTTCTTTTAAAAGTATTTATGTCTTGAAATGGATTCGGTTGTATATTTAGTAAGTTATTAACAGTAACTTTTCTAATATTTTTAAATACAGGATTTAGACCAGGTATTTTTGGTCCAACATCACTTGGTATCTCTGCAACGTCATCTACAACAATATTTACTGCACGGTTTACTACTTCTAGCTTTTCATAAGCGTCACGATATCTAGTGACAACTTCTCTGGACTCAATAGTTAAACCCTCCTCTCTACCAATCAGGTATTGAGCAGGATTATTCTTTTCTTCATCGCTATAAATGTTTGTTTGTCTACCTAGTAGTCGATCATACCATGCCATGTTTTTCTCTTTGCTTTTGTACCCAACGTTTTTGTTTTTGGGCTGTGAATAATTTGGGTCGTTTTCCATAAATGGAATGTAATCTTAAATGATGATTATGACAAAGAGTTACAGCCTCTTCGTATAGTTCTGCGATATGCTGCTCTATAAATGTATCTCTAACTTCCATTATTTCTTCAGCGCTATCAATATTCAATTTGTTCTCTCTTAGCCACTTATCAAGTAGTTCTGTCATTCCGTAGAAGTGATGAAAGTCCAGGTTTTCCGTACTTCCGCAAATTTGACATTCCGTTCCCTTGTCGTATTTTGACTTTGCTTTGTCTCTAACGTATTTGACTAAGTCTCGCTTAAGATTCATTTATTTTTCTCTTATCTTGTATTATACTAAAATACCACGAAAAAGTCAAGAAACATTTTTTCGCAGGTCTGCTTAATTTAAAAAGTTGTTGCTGATGTCTCGAAAGTATACAGCGCATATCTTAGGGCGTCTGACATATGAGAGAATCTATCGTGTTTTGGCTTTTCTTTCATAAGATTCGGATTTGGATCCCACTGATATTGGTCTAAACATTCGAGAGTGTGGAAGCACTTTTGATCCACTATTAGTTTGTTATTGTCTACGATACTGGCTACTTCTCCTATGCCATCAAGTACTGATTTCTTTGCATTGATGGTTGTAACATCATAATTTTGTGCAAAGTCAAATCTTGTTTGCTGAGCTGCTGAATCAATGTATATCCAGTCTATGTTGTGCTTTTCCTGTAATATTTTTATTTCTCTAGCGTGTTGTTCTGTTGTTCGTTCTGCATCTAAGTATTCATCTAGTACATAAAAGTTTCCTGAGTCCCAATCATATGCAATCACACACAGGGCAGTTGGATCTTTGTACCCAACGTCTAGTCCTGCTATGACATCCATTTGACTTGTATCAAGTTCGCTAAGGTCTGCTACACACTTCTCATAGTCAAATGACCATATCTGACCTTCATAAGTATTAAAGTCAGCCATGTATTCTTGTGCAAACTCTGCTCCTGACATTGATTTCTTTGCTTCTACAATGTCTTCTTCACTAAAACGAGGATTTTCATGGTATGTTGCTCGAATAGAGCACCACTCTTTAAACTCATCTGAGAATCCACGATAGAAGAAGTCTGCAAACCAATTATTTCTTCCACGAGGTGTAGATATAAATATTGCTTTACTGTTATCTTTATCAAGTGTAGGACGTAGCGCTACGTTGAAAGCATCCCTGCCATCTACAAGGGCTGCTTCATCAAATATAATCAAGTCATACGATCGACCAACACAAGAGTCAACCTGATTGATTGATCCCATACGAATTGTAGAACCGTTTGAGATTTCAATTACTCTGTCTTTTGCATTGTCTTTGGTAACTTCTAAATCAAAATGCCTAATCAGTTGTCTTTGTAAGTCAAAGGATATTTGAGATAAAGAGTAGTTAGGTGACATAATAAGTATGTGCGTATTCGGAACAAGCGCTGTAAGCTGTCCGATTATGTTTGAAATGTAAGTTTTTCCTTGACGTCTTGATACGGCTCCGCATACAAAACGATACTTTGGATTATTGATTGCATTTATAATTGCTATCTGAGATGCAATAGGCTCGACTCCCAATAGATCCATATACGGTTCTATAGGAAGTTTAATAAACCTATCTTCGGATTGATAAGAGGTAAGTTCTCTTCCCTCTACGTCTTTGCGACTAATTTCTAACGTCAATGTACTGTTGTGTTATCTGATGAATGAATAATTTGATGTGATTGGGCAAGATGATATAGATACAAGAATCCGCCACAGAGGGAAGCCATCTGTAGTTGCTCTGGTTGGAGTTGACCCGTCTTGTGAGCCTCTTTATCTACTTTTTCTAATACTTTTGATGCTGACTCCGAAAGATTTTCAAGCCAACTCGCGTCCAAATATCTTAAATCTATATCTTCTACCATTTTACTTTATTTGCCCAATATGCTGCGGACATTTTTCCTTTTCTTATGTTTCTTCTATGTCTTGCTTTGAATGAGGCTCTTTTACGCTTCATTCTAGCAGACTCACCTCTCTTTGGCTTGCCTGCTGTTTTTGCACCTTGTTGACCGAAACGGATAGTTTTAACTTTATTTCCAACTTTCGCTACAACTATGTGCGACTTCTTTGGGTGTCCAGGAGTTCGTTTTGGTTTATTATAACCACGTACACCTGCCCTTTTAAGTCTAGAGTCTTTTTTTCGACCTCTTTTTCTTCTTACCGCCATTTCTGTACCCCGATGCGTAGATTGCTCTACCTTGGCGCTCTGCTGCCTTTTTTGTTTTGTAAACCTTACCTGATTTACCCCAACGATATCCTCCTTTAACCTTTCTTACGGGCACGTCTACGTCTCCTTCCTCTCTTTGCTACAGTTTTTACATAAGTAGGTTTTCCACCTATGCCCTGTCTCTTAGATCTTTTCCGTCTAACGGCTGATCGAATTTGACTTTTACTCATACGTGCTGCTCGTGAAGCAGGTACGCATTTTGGATATCCTTTACGACCTTTCTTAGCTTTCTTTCTGCCACATTTTTTGTAGCCTCCGCCTTTCTTTGGTCTACTAATATCTACCCAATTCTGAGAGAACCACTTGCCTAAACCTCCTCTAGCCATTACTTTCCTACCCTCCTCATAGCTGCTTTATGAGCTGCGGTAAAAGTTCTACCTTTTCTCATTTGTGATCTCATAAAAGCCATGTGCTTTTTGGTATGATGCCTAGAATGTCTACGCAAAGTTGCTTGCTGACGTTTTGTGAGTTTCTTAGTTGCTTTTCTTTTTCTTTTGTTATTACGCTTTCTCTCTGCTTCGTTTTGTATTTGATACTCACTATAATTAAATAAACGCATGATTACTTTTTCTGGATCTTCACCACCATCAATAAGCTCCTCCATGTTTTTAAATATCTTACGCAGATTATTAACAGGAAGCCCCGTTATTTGAGACGCTTCAGCTAACGCAGCGTATAAAGCTTCTTGTTTTTTCTGAGGATCTTTAAGCTTTCTGTATCGGCTAAACTTTTTAAATATTTCAGAACCCTGTGTTAATATAGGAAGTGAATCAGCATTTAAAAATGTTTCAGGTTTATCAGATAGTAAATTCTTAAGCATAACAGCAAAGTCTCCATATAAGAATAATGCATTTATGTTTCCAAGTATAGCAGCTGTTGCTAAATCTTTTGAGTCTTCATCCTCCCAATCAGCTAAAAATCCTGGCATTCCATTGGCTACCCACTGAAAGAATACAGGCATGATTACATGATAAGTTAAAAATATACGACCAGCATCTGCCTTAGTTCCTTTACCTGACTTACCTCCTGAAGACATAAGCCTATATGCATTTCGTATAGCATAAGCTTCTTTTCTTAAATATTGTTTAGGTGTGGTTAAGAACATATTAAGAGCTCTAAAGATTGGTCCTCTTGTTTGATAATAATCTCTATCTTGTAAGTCAGTAGACTGCTGAGATCTTTTAGTATCTCTTTCAAATTTAACTATAGCATAGTCAATAGCTTCTTGTTCAGAAGCGTTAGGGTTTTTCTTTTTAAATTCATTTTTATAATGAACATAATTAGGAACACCACCTAAAAATATCGCACCCCTATCACCTATTTTTGTAGTATACATTAAAAAATCTACAAGAGTTTCTTTATTAGCACCACTCATAATTCGTTGCCCCCTAATTTTTATATCAGGGAATACATTCTCCATACCTTTATCTGAATACATTTCAATAGCTTTAGTCATGCTTTTAGCATCTCTATCTTTAAGATATGTAGAGTTTTCGGATATCTCTTTCCAAATTTCTTTAACTCCTTGACCTTTAGCAAACCTACTCAACGCAGCGTTCTTCATCCAATTTCCATAACCTATATCTGAAGCAAAAGTTAAGAAGGATGTTAACTGTTTTAAAGTTACTACAGGGTTGATACCTAAACGGGATAGTATAAACATATCCTGCATAATGTCTACTGCAGTATCCATTTGAGTGTCTGATTTAAAAGATCCCTTGTTAGCTATCTTTTGAATAGCAGCATCTATAGCTACCATAGTAGTTTTACCATGCAATCTTTCAATCTCTGACTTTATAATATCATTAGTAAATAATTTATTGATATCATTAATAGGTCGTGCATAAGCAGAGAAGTATTCCATGTCCCTCATATAAGTATAAAGAACATTAGTCCCATCCATAGCTTTGATTTTTTTAGAGTTTTGTTCTCTCATTTTAGTAGAGTTGGCCGCCACTACATTGTGATACTGAATCTTTCCTCCATCTTTTCCTGGGATAAGATTAACACCTTCTGCTTCTTGCCCGTCTCTGTAAACCATACCAGCATAGTTTACATTGTAAGGCATTTGAGTTCTATATATATCTTCATACGCTTTATTGTAATGACTATAAAGCAGTGGATACAATACATCTACTTGCCAATCTGCAAACTCTTTTAATTCTTTATACTGATCAGACTCTAATCGTGAAGTTATTTCATTCATTACATTAGTTAACCCTGCTTGGTCTGTACTAAATGTTTTTTGTAAACCTGGGTGATTAGCATCATCTTTGTATTGATTATATAAATAATACATTTGATTAGGAGATAAAACCATTTCAGTTCCGTCTGGCAAATCAATTGCCTCAGTTTTTCTACCAAAAGATGTCACCACAGATTTGTATTTTTTTCCAAACAATTCTTGTAGCTTACTAATTATTAACGCATCGTTCATTAACATTCTTCCTTTGAACTCACGATTAGCAGCGTCAATTTTTTTAGTAACTTCTTCTTGAGTGTTACCTTCAAATAATTCTGCAGGTAATAAAGATATCTTATCCATTAATAAAAACAGATCAGAGTTTTTAGCCATAACATTTCCAAGTGACTGTACAATACCGTTGGCTAAATTTTTAAATCTTTCCTTAACAGTTATTTTCTTTTTAGAAGTTCCTGATTCATCTCTGCTTCTGGAATCTATAGTAGCTCTAAGTTTTTCAATAATATCTGTTACCTTGTCATTAATTTCAGCGTCTGTAGGGTTTTCAATTCCTTCATCTTTTAACTCCTGAACAGCTTGCTTTTTAAAGCTTTCAGTTCTACCTGTAACATCTAAGAATACTTGCTCAAATTGTCTACGATATTCTAAATGAGCTTTTTGTAATTGTTCTTTTAATAAAGTTCTACCAGCTGTAACAATTTGTTTTAGCTCTGTATCTACTCCCGCTAACACATTAACTTTAGTAAGATCATCATTAGACATTAGTTCATTAGCATTAACCATATTCATAATGATTTGTAAATCAGCCATTGCTGTATAATCAGATTCACTCTTTACAGGGTTTTTAAGTAATTCATTATACTCTGTTTCTAAATCATTTAAATATTCAATTACACTGTCAGCTGTAGCTTTTTCTTTTTTACCAGTCTTAGTATTAATAACTGTCTTAGCGTCTTCTATTCTCTTTTTAATATTAGCTAACCTCTTTCTTGTTCCTTCATCTATCTTAACCCCTTTAAGAACATTACTTATTTTCTTTAAAGTATTTGCTGGATCTAATAGGTCTGCAATAGACTTCTCTAATCTTATATTATTTTTAACAGCTGCAAACTCTAACACCTCATTCATTATTTCTTGAATGTTATCTTTACTTGCTTGTTCAATTTTTCTCATCAACTTAAGAGCTTCTGATTTTGTATATATATCAGCAGGTAAGGTTTTACGCATAAAGTTTCTAAGCTCTCTTTGTATTTTTCGTAATTGTTTTTCTCCTTTGGTTTTAGCTTTTAATATGATACGAGCATTACGAATAGATGCGTTTAGGTTATTGCTTTGTTTTCCTCCTAAAGCTTTAGCTACATCCATTTCTAAAACCATTTGATCAGTAGATGTTCCTTTTAACCCTTTTTCTTTTAATGCTTTATACTCAGGTTGAGACCTAAAGAAATCCATAGCCTGATCCATTATTTCTTGTTCAGACAATTTAACTTTAGCTTTAGCATTCTTTGCTAACAACTTATTATAATGAGTAGAAACTTTATTAAACAGTTTTATACCTGCTTTCATTCCTCCTTTCACATTACCTAAAGCAGGAGGGATAATACTTAATAAATCTTTATTGAGTATCATCAATTCTTTTATTTCTCTTTTACCAAATTTTCTTACTCTGGTTAGGTAATCAGTAATAGCAGCATCAGTAAAGTTTAACTCTCTTGCTTTATTAATTATTTCTCGAGGAGAATCAAACTTGTTAAAAGTCTTTTGTGCTTTTTCATCTACACTTCTTTGTGCTTTTTCATTACTTCTTGGATTAAAAAACTTACCATTCTTACGCAAGTAATAACCTGTTAAACGACCTCTACCATATCCTTCTCGTATACGAGCTTCATCTACAGTAAAACCTAAGGATGCCGCCCAGTTTCTTAAAGCACCTAATGAATGAATGTTAGGCCCTATAAACCCTTTTGAATTCATGTTATACATTTTTACCAGCTTATCTAATCCAGCTTTCTGTGCTTTTTCTTCGGAAGTGCTTTCGGTTTTTGGGGCAGGTTTAGAAATCTTCTTAACTCCCGATCCATAAGGAGCTACAACCTGAGCCTTAACTGGTCTTCCTCTTCCTTCGTATTTAGCTCTAATATCAGCAGGCATAATTTCAAAAGCGTCTAACTTAACATCTGGAACACCTACCACCTCTCCTAAAATATTAGTTTCATAAGTAGAGTGATTAGACTTTCCGCCCACTGCTGTTGGTTTCAACACCAACATTACATCGTTTTGCTCAAAATTATTTTCTTGATAAAAACCATCTCGTAAACTATTCAAATCTATAAAACCATCTTTAGATTTAATTAACTTATGAAAGTCTGTATTAGGAGTAGACTCTTGTTGAACAATAGCACTTAAAAAAACTTTTCTATCTTGATTTCTACGAAGAGCAGGCCAAGAATCATATTTGTTCAACACATCTCTTATGGCTTTGACAGGGTTAGTAGCTAATGCTTCTTTTTTAAACTGAGCATAATCTCCGAGTTGATTTGCATAAGCATCATATACTCTTTTATTAAATAATTTACTGGCTGTGGGTGAACCGCTAATGATAAATATATAGTCTGCTTTTTTTACATTGTTGGCCATTTGTGAAGG